TAATCACGCAAACTTAGCAGCCTTTCCTAATTCAACTACTTATTCAGGTACACCTGCTTTAGATGAAACAACACTTAAACCTTATATAGCAACTAGTTCAGGTTGGGTTGAAATGTTAACAGAAAATTCTAGTGCTGATGATATTTCAAATATAAGTTTAACAGGAATTACTAATGGACAAGTATTGCAATGGAATTCTACAACTACAAAATTTGAACCAGCTGCTGCTGCTAGTGCTACACCTTTCACAACAGATAAGTCAAATGTTGGTGATGGTTCAACAACAGGATTTACAATTCTTGCTAGTAGAACTGTAGATAATATTTTAGTTTATGTAAATGGTATTTGTTTAGTACCAACAGACGATTATACAATTGCTTCAACAACTTTAACTTTCATAACAGCACCTGCCGCTAGTGCAGAAATAGTGTTTAGATATTTAGGAGCATAAAATGGGAATTAGAACAAGAAATAGAGCTAACAATATAAATGCAGATGGTACACCTTTAACTTTAGGTGCAAGTGTGCAACCAGTTAAAGATGATGTAACAGCTTTGGCTTTAAGAGAAGCAACAAACGAATCGTCTGCTGCTTTCAATTTGCCTAACGCTTTTATAGATACGTTTTCAGATGACACAAATCTAGGAACACAAACTGATTGTGATAGAGTTAGTGGTCATATGACAACTCACGTAACAGCTATTGATGAATTTGTAAGCGACGCTGATACTTTAGCATTATTACATATGAATGGAGCTAATGCTGGAACAGTATTTACAGATAGTTCTTCACACAATAGAACAATAACTAGACGTAATCAACCTACTACAAATACAGGAACTAAAAAATTTGGAAGTGCTGCTGCTTTCTTTGATGGTTCAGATGACTCTTTATCAATGCCTGACCATAATGATTGGGTTTTTGCTACAAATGATTTTACTTTTGAAACTTGGATATATATTAATGTTAATACACCTTCAACTAGAATAGAAATATTAGGACAATCCAAAACAGATTCTACCGATACTGGTGGTTCTTGGAATTGGACGCTTACTCCTAATGCAGGTAATAAACAACAATTGAGTGTTTATCATAGAAATAGTACAACAACAGCAGATGATTTTACTTTTGTAAGTGGTACTGCTCTTTCTACAAGTACTTGGCACCATATAGCAGTTACTAGGGATGGTGGAACAATAAGATTTTATTTAGACGGTGTACAAGATAATTCTGTTGCAATGCCAAGTTCTTCTGGTGGTCATTTAATGACTGGTGCTTTAGGTGGTCAAGTATGGATAAGCAAAGCACCACATACTGATAGTTATGGTGTTATTAACGGTTTTTTAGATGAATTGAGAATATCAAAAAGTTGTCGTTATCCTGATGGAACAACTTTTACTCCACAACAACGTACAACAGCAACAGCAACAGGAACAGTAATTCAATCAGCAAATACAGTAGATGTAGCTAAAACAAAAGTTGCTGGAACAATGCTTTATAAAGATGGTATTGGAACAGGAGTTCTTGGAACGGATTTAAAAATATATTTCAGTTGCGATAATGGTTCAAACTGGACTGAAGCGTCAAGTTATGATCCTATTACTCCAGTCTATAGTACTGGTGTTAAACAAGTCCGTTTAGGAGAAACAACTTGTACAAGTGGAACAGGAGTTATTTACAAAGCGGTTTGGGCGAACCAGGCAGATACTACTAAAGAAACACAACTCCACGGAATAGGAACTAATTACTAATTAGAAAACTTGTATAAATATAGATAAAGGAAATAAGAATGCCAGCAATTATAACAAATAAATTCAGAATACACAACTCGGAACAATTCCAAGAAGCGTTTTCTGAAGCGTCAGGAAATACTTTCTATTTAGGTATAGGACGTCCTCAACCATTTGCGACTTCTACAAGAGGAGATGGAAGAACAAATAATGAAGGAACAGACGCATTACCTATAACTCCTGCAGACAATGAAAATACACAAAATTTTACATATGATGATATGCTTGCTTGTAAAAAAGTGGCAAGTACAAATGCTGGTTTTGTAATTCCTAGAAGAAATTGGACGAATGCTACTGTATATGATTATTACAGACACGATTATGGAGAATACATTACTGGAACAACAACAGCACAAACTTCAAATAGTGGTGCAGGTACTTTATATGACGCAACTTTTTATGTATTAACTGCTGCTAGAAATGTTTACAAATGTTTAGATAATAATAACGGTGGTACTTCAACTGTAGAACCTACAGGAACATCAACAACAATATTAGCAACTGCTGATGGATACAAGTGGAAATATATTTACACTTTAACTGCTGCTCAACAAGCAGATTTTTTATCAGTAGATTTTATGGCAGTTGGTACAAATGGAACAGTTCAAGCTGCTGCTGTAGATGGTGCAATTAATGTAATTAAAATTAAAACAGCGGGTTCTGCTGGTACAGATGGAACACATACAGGTGTTGCAATACGAGGAGATGGATCAAGTGGAGTTTGTTCAGTAACCATTGCTTCAGGTGCAGTTACAGCGGCAACCGTAACTACTCCAGGAACAGGATATACTTACGCATATATTAAACTTGCAGATATAAATGCTGCTGGTGGTGGTGCATTAATCACTACAGAATTAGATTGTATGATTGAACCAAAAGGTGGACACGGATTTAATGCAGTACAAGAGTTAGGTGGATTTTTTGTTATGTTGAATACAAGTTTAGAAGGAACAGAATCAGCAAATTCAGGTGACGTAACTGTTGCAAATGATTTTAGAAAAGTAAGTTTAATAAGAGACCCGAAATCAGGAGGTTCTGCTGCTTCTGCCGCTACATTGAGAGCTACTACAGCAGTTGTTGGTGCGTCTAGTAATTTAACATTTTCAGTTGACGAAAAAATTTCACAATCAAGCACAGGTGCAGTTGGAAAAGTTGTAGAGTGGGATCCAACAAATAAAATATTATATTATATTCAACCAAGACACAATGATGAGGGAGTAGATACTAACGGTAATCAAACAGCATTTAGTGGCACCAACGTTATTACTGGTGCAGATACAAACGCAACTTTAACACCTGCAACAACAACAGGTACAGTTAATAGTCAAACATTTTCAAACGGATATTCTAGTTCGGAAATTGACCACGGTTCAGGTGAAATAGTTTATGTAGAAAATAGAGCGCCAATCACTAGAGCTGCTGACCAAACCGAAAATATCAAATTGATTATAGAATTTTAGGGGAGTTAAATGCCAAGTCCAACAGATTTTAACTTATCGCCCTATTTTGATGACTTTACTGAAAATAAAAAATTTCATAGAGTTCTATTCAGACCAGCATTTGCTGTACAGGCGAGAGAGTTAACACAATCACAGACGCAATTACAAAACCAAGTAGAAAGGGTTAGTGACCATCTATTTGAAAAAGGTGCTATGGTTATACCTGGAGAAATCGGGTACGACTTAAATTACACTTCAGTAAAACTTTCCGCAAAATCAAACTCAACATTAGCAGATTATAATGGATTAGAAGTAACAGGTGCAACTTCAGGCGTTGTTGCAAAAGTTGTAGGTGTTGCAGTTACAGATGGTACAGACGCAGATACATTATTTGTAAAATATACAAAAACTGGAACAGACAATGTAGCAGTTTCTTTTACTGATACAGAAATTTTAAATTGTACAATTAATGCTTTGCCTGCTACAGCGACTGTTGCTTCAACGCATTCAGGTAGTGCTGCCGAAGTTCAAGCAGGAGTTTATTACATTAATGGATATCACGTTGAAGTTTCAAAACAAACAATAGTACTTGACAAATATACAAACACACCTTCATATAGAATTGGTTTATTAGTTACAGAATCTTTTGTAACTCCAAATGAAGATGGAAGTTTAAATGATAATGCTCAAGGAACATCAAATCAAAATGCTCCAGGTGCTCATAGATTTAAAATACTTTTAACATTAACAAAACTATCTTTAGCTTCAACAGCAGACGCAAACTTTGTAGAGTTGTTAAGATTAAAAAATGGTATTATTCAAAATCAAGTTAGAACAACACAATACGCTGTAATAGAAGATACTTTTGCTCGTAGAACATATGATGAGTCAGGTGATTATGCATTAAGAGATTTTGATTTAGATTTAAGAGAACATTTAGTATCAGGAGATAATAGAGGTATCTATACTTCAGGTCAAGGTGGGGACGCAACTAAAATAGCTGCTGGTATGGGACCAGGTAAAGCATATGTTCGTGGTTATGAATTAGAAACAATAGGTACAACTTTTGTTGATATTGATAAGACAAGAGATTTTGATACAGAAAATAATTTCAAAACAAGATTTAGTTTAGGTAATTACTTAAACGTAACTAACGTTTATGGTTCGCCAGATGTTGGTTTCGTTTCAGGAGATTCAGAATCATTTAAAAATATTACTTTACATAAATCAGCAACTACTGTTAGAGGTACTCCTAATAATGGTGCTGAATCAAGTATTAATTTAATAGGAAGAGCAAAATCAAGAGGATTTGAATATTCATCTGGTACTGCTTCAAACAATATTTTTTCAAGTGGTGGTTTAACAAGTTCTGTTTATAAACATTATGTATTTGATGTAGAAATGTTTAATCATTTAAACATACTAACTGCTCAAGGTTTTACTACTGGTGAAACTGTAACATCATCATCTGGTGCGACTGGTACAGTTCAATCATCATCAACTACAGAAACACAAGCAATTAATAGTATAACTCAAGCAAATCCTACAGTAGTTCAACACGCAAGTTCCCATAATTTTAAAGATGGACAACAAATTACAATTGCTGGCGTTGGAAGTTCTTGGGCAATTGATTCAGTAGTAGTAACTGGTGGAACATTTACAGTTAGAGTAATTAATGCTACAGATTATAATTTATACAAAGAAGATGGAATAACTACTGTTAATTGTACAACTCCAGGTACAGGTGGAACATCAACACACGGAGTTGTAGTAGTTTCAAATGTACAAGGTACTTTTCTTCCAGGTGAAACAATTACAGGTGGTTCTTCAAGTAATACAGCAGTTATACAAGCAGATGTTTTAGGACGTAAAGGGTCAACAGTTTTTGGTCCTTCTGATATTAAACAAGTTGCAATGGCAGGTTCTCCTACATATACTGCTGATGTAGTAACAGACAATGTTAATATGACAGGTACATTATCTGTCGCAGGTGCAGGAAAAATAATTAGTGGATTTGGTACAAGATTTAGAGATGAATTAAAAATTGGAGATAGTATTACATATACAACAAATACTCCTCTTGCTGAAACAAATGAAGTTGCCTATGTTATTAGTGATACAAGTTTTGCAGTAGTTACTGGTGCAGGTGCTGATGTTACCAAATCATCTTTTACTAGAGGACGAGGTGTAGTAAAAGAACCAAGTAAAAATATTTCAATATTTGAAATGCCAAATGAAACAGTTAAGACATTAAAGACAGATGTTAATTCAGGAATAACTGATACAAACTTTACTGTACGAAGAGCATTTACAGGAACGTTATCATCAAATGGTGATATAACAATTACAGCAGGAACAAATGAAACATTTAGTGGATTAGCAGAAAGAGATTATGCTGTATCTATTATGACAATGGGTGCAGGTGCAGGAGGAGAAGTTGGTGCCGTATTAAGTTTAAGTGGTACTAACCATTTAGCAGGAACAATATTTTCATTAGGTGGTTCTCCAACTGGTAAAACTTTAACATTAACTTTTGGTACTAATTATCAAGGACATAAAGTAAAAATAATAGCAACAGTTAATAAAAGTGTTGCAGGTTCTAAAACTAAAACTTTAAGTTCAGCACAAACAGTACAGATATCAACTCAAGCAACTGTTGAATCTGGTATATGTGGTTTAGGTAAAGCAGACGTTTATAAAATTAATAATGTTTATATGTCAGCAGATTTTTCTACAAATGCTATTGCTGGTGATACAGATATTACAGATAGATTTACTTTAGATACAGGACAAAGAGATAACTTCTATGACATTGGAAGACTTAAATTAAATACAGGTGCATTAACACCTACAGGAAGATTACTGGTAAATTTTGATTATTTCTCTCACGGTTCTGGAGATTATTTTGATGTAGACTCTTATGCAGGTGTTGTTAACTATGAAGACATTTCAGATTATTCTTCTGACACAACAGGAAAAATATTTAGATTAAGAGATTGTTTAGATTTTAGACCAAGAGTAGATGACGCTTCAACAATAAATTCAGGTGTTCAAGACCGTTCTTATGACGGTACAGGTGCTTCTACAGTTGATATAGTTAAATTTGGATCAGATATTACTTCTGATTTTGAATATTACTTACCAAGAATAGATAAAATCTTTTTAGATAAAGAAGGAAACTTTAAAGTTTCTAAAGGTGCAAGTGCATTGGTTCCTCAAGTTCCAAAATCTTTAGATGGCGCAATGCTATTATATACTTTAGAAATGCCATCTTTTGTTTTATCTTTAGATGATATTACTATTACAGCAGTTGATAACAGAAGATATACAATGAGAGATATTGGTTATTTAGAAACTAGAATTGAGAGTATGGAATATTATACTCAATTATCATTGTTAGAAACACAAGCACAAAATTTACAAATACAAGACGCAAATGGTTTTGATAGATTTAAAAACGGAATTATAGTAGACAACTTTAGTGGTCACAATATAGGTGATGTAGGAAATATAGATTACAAATCATCTATTGATATGGCAAGAGGTCAATTAAGACCTATGTTCAATGAGGACGCAGTACAATTAATAGAAGCAGATGATGATGGTACTGCTATTTTAGAAACAGATAGAACAGCTGGAACTTATCAAAAAACTGGAGATTGTTTAACATTACCTTATACTGAAACTGCTTTAATAACACAACCTTTCGCAAGTAAGAGTGTCAATGTTAATCCATTTAATGTCTTTACTTGGTCGGGTACAGTAGAGTTAACACCATCAAGTGATGAGTGGAAAGAAACAGAAAGAAGACCAGAATTAACTATAAACAATGTTGGTGGATTTGATACGTTAGTTTCTGGAATTCCAAACAATGGTTTACAAGGAGTTGAAATTGGAACTATATGGAACGATTGGCAAGATTTTTGGTCAGGTTCAACTAGAGATGTCGCAAGTAGACAAGTTGGCGGCGGAAGAGCAGGAAGAAGAATATTTGCTGTTGATGAAGTAGAAACTGCTCAAACAGTTCAACAAACAAGAACAGGATTAAGACAACAATTAGTTCCTCAAGTAGTAAGAAATTCAATAGGTGATAGAATTGTTAATGTTGCTTTCGTACCATTTGTTAGAAGTAGAACACTAACTTTTGCTGGTTCAAGAATGAAACCAAATACAAGAGTTTATCCTTACTTTGATAATATTGCAGTATCAATTTATTGTACACCAACAGGTGGTTCATTAGGAGGCAATGTTGTAACAGACGCTAATGGTGCGTGTTCAGGTACTTTTGCAATTCCTAGTCCAACTGTTGAAGCAAATCCAAGATGGCGTACTGGTCAAAGAGTATTCA